TAGCGGAGTCGAATTCCCTCTGCAGCTTTGAACCTGGCCAGGGCGTCTTTCTGTCCCAGTCGATAGCCCACCTTGCAGGCGATCGGGGGCAAGGTCATGATCGAGATGAGGACGAATGCATCGAGCGGACTCACTTGGTCTCCTTCAGCAATCGGATTGCAAACTCAACCCCTCGACGGCCGTCGAGAAGAATCTTCTGCACCTCGTCCTTGCCGATGTTGCTCGCGGCGATGCGCTCATCGATCGAGCCACGGGCGTACAGGTAGTGGATCATCACATTGTGGATACGGGACACGCGGTGGATGCGGCCCTCTACCTGCTCCTGATCGTCTGGGACGTAGGTCTCATCCATGAAGAACAGCTCGTCGCAGTGCTGGTCAAGGTCGATGGCGACACCGCCTGCCAGCGTGTTGATCAGCATGATCCGTGGCCCGCCCGGGGCCTGGAAGATCTCCTGCGCCTTGAGCCTCTGAGCCGGGGTGACCGCACCGGTGATGCGCATGGTGGGCACCTTGAGCTTCTCGAATTCGTCCGCCATCGCGTTGATCACCTTGGTGAACTGCGAGGCGATGACGTACTTCTTGCCGTCGTCGTACCGGCTCGATGCGGGGCCTACGATGCCGCGTTCCTCCAACAGCTCAAGCAATACGTTCCACTTGCAGCTCTTGGAGAGAACCGGTCCGCTGGTCCCCTGGTACGCCGTCGCGATCTGCTTGAGCATCGTGAGCTCGGCCAGCGCACCTGTGATCGTCATGTACTTCTTGCCGAACATGGCCTCGCCCGCTTCGCGCATCTCGTCATACTGACGCTGCTGCTCGGGGCTGGGGTCGCACCAGTGCTCGACGAGTTGGCGCGGCGGGAGGTCGGGGGCGACTTCCGCCTTGGTCCGGCGGAGCATCACGTAGTCCAGCGAGCGATACAGGGCCTCGCGCCTGTGCTCCGCGATGCCCCCGATCGTGTTGCCGAACTTGCCCTCCTTGACCTCCAAGTACTGCTGCGACCATGTCCACTTGGAGGTATACCGCTTGGGGTTGAGCCAGTGCAGCACGCCCCAGAAGTTCGCCGGGATGCCCTTGATGGGCGTCCCGCTCAGGGCCACCTTGAGCCCCTCGTCGCCGTCGGCGACATCCAGACGACACAGACCCTCGCCCACCTGGGTCTTGTTGTGCGTGCCCTTGATCCCGCTGAGGAACCGGTGCGCCTCATCGACGGTCACCGACGTCCAGCGGAAGTCGAACAGGCCGGGGAACTTGGTCTCCCAGGGGCGAGGCTGCGTCTTGTGCTGGTCGTCTCGGTGGTCGATGTCCTGCTGAGGCTCAGTGAAGTCCTCCTCAAACATCTTGCACTTGGGGCACCAGCGCCCCATCTTGATCCGAGCGGTCTCGGGATTGATGATGAGGAACCGAGGACCGTCCGCAGCCTTGGCAGCCTCGATGGCTGCAGCCTTCTGCTTGGGCGAGCCATGCGCCGTGAACACCTGGAAGTCAGTCCACTTGCGAACCTCCTTCTCCCAGGTGATGCGGATGGCCGTGGCCGGACATGCCACGAGATGCGCACCGTCCTCGATTCCTCGCTCGACGATCCCACCCAGAGTCTGGATAGTCTTGCCGAGCCCCGGCTCGTCGGCGAGCAGGACCCCTCCGTCAGGCTGACGCGCCATGAAGGCCGCGCCCACCCGTTGATATGTCCTGCTCGACATCGCACCGGCGATCTTGGGGAGGATGTCGGCCACCCGGTCGAGCTCGGTGTCCGAGAGCTGGCCGAGGGCCCGCATCTCCTGCTCCTGCCGAGTCGCCTTCCAGGCCCACTTGGTGAGCCGGGGACGAACGATGAGCATGTCCGTGAACACGACGCGCAGGAGCCGACACGTCTGCAGCGAGAGCGGATAGGACCAGGTCCCCCGCGTCTTGCTCCAGCTCGCACCCGGCACTGCCTGGCACATCTCGCTCACGCCCATGAAGTAGGGGCTGCGCAACTCGATGCGCTCCCCATCCTCGGACAAATCGATCCTGACCATCGGACCCGACACTAGCTTCTCCAGACCACGTGTTCCTTGCTGAACCCCGAGTTGAGGATCTTAGCCCAACATCCCGTGCACGGCTCACGAGTTGTGTACAGCATCATGCCAGGCTCGTAGTAACCCCACGACTCCAGCATCTTGTCGATCGCGTTGGCCTCGGCGTGGATGGCGCAGCAGTCGTGGTAATCACCGCCACGGGGCTGTTCCTCCAGGCTCTTGAACCCTCGCGGACACCCGCCCTGGTCACAGTTGACCTGGCCGCTCGGCGGACCGTTGTAGCCGATCCAGACGTGGTAGTTGTCGAGGACGACAACCGCTCCGACCTGGCACCGGACACACGAGCTCCGAGTCGCCATCGCATCTGCAACCGCCAGCCAGACTTCGGTCCAGGGTCTACGGGAAGTCAATCTGGATCACCAGCCAGAAGTAGTAGGCGCTCGTGAAGATCGCGAGTGCACCGGGGACGGCGAACGACTGGTACTCATCGGGGCGGAGGAAGAACTTCCGCTGCACCCAGAGGGTCAGACTCGCCACGCCGATGCCGAGCAGCAGCTGGCCGAGGATGACGAGGATTCCGATGAGGCCGATGGAGCTCATTGTGTTGTGCTTCTCCCGCTAGTTCTTGGCGATGGGCGACGAGACCGGGGCAACCGGCTTGTCCGGCTTGTCGATCTCGACGGTCGTGGTGGTCTGGAGGAAGAGGACGAGACAGGCGCCGGTCACAACGCCTGCCACGAAGTTCTTCGCTCCGCCGGTGCGCAGCTTCTCGAGGTCACCCTTGGACATCGAGACGGACGATCTGGCCGGAAGGTCCTGCCACTTCATTTGGACTCCTTAGGGGAGGACGACCATGCGCGTCGCTCCCGTGATCGGGTCGACCTGCGAAGCCACTGCCTCGCCGATCTGGGGTTCCGGGGACTCCCCCGGCTCCGGGTGCGGCACCACGTTGAGCGTGTACTCCGAGCCCATCGGGATGCCGAGCCTGGCCGCCTCAGCGACCTGGACGAAGAAGACGCCACCGAGAACGAGGGCGGCTCCAGCGAACGTGTTGATCGCCGTGATGCAGATGTCTCGGAACAGTCCGTGCTTCATGTCGCTCCCCTCCTCGGGGTGTCTGGCAGGCGGACCCCGCCCCGGGCCGCTACGGGGTCGTAGGGCTGAGACGGGGACCGCCTGAGTACCTTGGCCCACCGGACCGGAGATCGGCCCTTAGGGATCATCCTACGGCGTTAGCCGTTCAGCTTGCCCCAGCAGATATCGCCAACACCCCGTTCCCGGGTGTGCTGTTGGGTGAGCGGGGACGAGCACACGCCGCACTGCCCGACCCTCTGGCCGAACAGAGCGAACGCGGCCTTGTGGTCGGCGGCGATCCTCTTGAGGATGCCGTCGTACCTGTAGATCCGCTGCTTGCGGAACTCGCCGGGCGCACCGATCAGGGCGTTGACCCAGCGCGGCGTTCCCTCAGCGAGGATCTTGCCCACCTGGTAGAACTTGACGTCGCCGTCGTCGGTCTCCAGGGCGTACTTGCCGGGCGGCACCTCGGGGAAGTCCCCGAAGGACACCGGCTCCAGCTTGGACTGCAGGAGCATCAGGCGGATGAACTCGGCGCACTGGCCAGCGTTCATCTCGTCGATCATCCTGTGGTAGTCACTCGCCTCCATGGCGACGTGGTCGGCCAGGCGAACCCGCTCACGAGTCAGGGCCTGCGCCAGGCCACGGCGCCGTTCGCTCGGCGGCATCTCCTTCCAGGAGGGGCGCTCGATGCACGCCTTGACCTCCTTGACCGAGGCGTGGATGCCTCGGCAGTGGGCGCATCGGATCCTGGCCATCAGCCCTCCAGGGCGGTGCGCGAGCCGTCGGTGATGTCGCCCGCACGCCGACCCAGATCCGCGCGCTTGCCCTCGGCGGAGCCCCGGTCGTACGCGCTCCAGTCCATCTTGGGCGCCTTGTACTTGGCCTTGGACTTCTTGCCGTCGTCCTTGCGCTGGGAGGCGTGCAGACCGTGGAGCATCTCCAGGTCCTCCATCGCCTTCTTGACGCGGTCCTTGCGGCCGACCAGGGCGAGCTCAGCGCCGGATCCTGCCGTGCTGCGGACCTCCTTGCCGACCTTCTCCAGGTCCCACAGGCGCGTCCGGATCTCGCTGACGAACCCGTCGGCGAACGACCGGCGGAACTTCTTCGGGTCGGCGATGGCCACGTACTCCAGGCCGTTGTCGCGGCAGTGACGCTTGGCCGCTCGGATCAGTCGGCCGCCGTCCTTCTTGCCCTGGCCGCGCCCGTCGACCTCCCAGGGGGTGATCGGCCAGGACTCGGCCAGCGAGCGAACCGGCGCGTTGTACCGCGCCTGCTCCATCATGTGGGCGATGGACTGCCACTTGATCCCGGCCTCGTGCAGGGTGTAGACGTTCTCGTCGTAGCCCTTGTTCGGGTCGGCCTTGGGGTCGACGCGCTGGAGGAGCTGGAGACGGATGGAGGCGTACATCATCTCCGCGTAGTCCAGGTCCTTCTCGTAGCCGACCATGTAGCCCTCGCCGGACCAGAAGCCCAGGAACTCGCAGCCGGTGTGGTTGGCCGTGGCGGAGATCAGGGAGAACAGCTGCTCCAGCAGCGGGCTGAAGCCCTCGGCGAAGGTGATGCGGCGGGTGTCCGGCTTGTCGTCGATGCCCTGGGCCATCTTGGCCTGGGCCAGCATCGCCTCGTCGATCTGGTACTTCTTCATGATGCGCTCGGCGGCCTCGCGGTACGTCTGGGCCTCAGCCTCGATGTCGGTCGCCTCGGCCTTGTTCAGCATCGCCTGGACGCGCGCCATCAGGTTGTTGTCAGTCACGGTTACTCCCTGGACTCCTCAGCATGGGTACCTTACCCACGGACACCGCTGGGTGCGGTGTTTCGTCCTGGTCGGGATGGATCAGTCGAGCACTACATTCAGCAGGACCGTGAACAGGATCCCTGCTGCGAACCCGGTGCCCACGACGACGAGGAGCAGAAGCCCGAAGGCTCTTGCGCAACCCTCGCCGTCCGGCTGCTGGAACTTCTCGCTCACTGGAGCGCGTCCCAGAGGGTGCGCGGCGCGTAGGAGCTGTACGGGCTGGAGCCGGACACGCCGTCCAGAGCGAGCCATACGGCGTTGCGTTCCAGGTCGGCCAGCGGACGCTCCTCGCAGTAGTCGGCGAGCTCCTCTCCGGAGATCGCGCCGACGACGACGTTCGTGAGCGGGTAGGACGGCTGCACGCCGCAGAGCACCTGGACCTCGGCGGGGTCGATCCCGCTCTCTTCCAGGTCAAGGGCGATGGCCGCGAGCTTGTCGAGCAGCTCACCAAGCTTCATGCTTCCTCCACGATCTCGTCAGCACCCGTGCCTTACGGGCGGACCGCCGTGACTGGCTGCCACGGGGTTTCGATCTGGCTGTGGATCAGGTACCGGTCAGGCCCTTGATTGCGCTCAGCAGCAGGACACCGGCGATGATGCCGACCATGCAGCAGAGCAGGAACTTGCCCATCACTTCCCTCCCACTGCTGCAGCGAAATTGTACAGGAGGATGAACAGAACGGCTCCGGCGAGGATCGCCTTGGGCCAGCTCATGGAAACTCCTACTGGTTGTTGGGGTCGGTGTCGTGCTGCTCGTGTACCAACGGCGGACCGGCGGGCTGCCCCTGGTTGCTGATGGGCAGGCTGATCATCGGCTGGACGCCCTGCTCGGGCAGGTCCCTGGGGCAGGCCTCGTCGCTCACAGCTCGGTCTCCACGAAGCCCGCACCGTCCAGGGCGGACTGTACCGGGTCATGCCCGAGGATCCAGCGCTGCGGCGGGTCGAGCCGGAGGATCCGGCCGTCGATGCGGATCTTCTCGTTCGTGAGGCGCTCCACCTCGAAGCAGAGCCACTCGATGTTGAGCCACGCCGGGACCGTCGCGCTGCTGTGCGTGAATATCGAGGAGACGGCCGCGTGCACGAACGGGTCGGTGGCCACATCGGCCAGGGCCGGACCCAGGCCCAGCTCCTCGTTGCGCGGGTTGGACCGCTTGTTGTCGAGGTACCAGGACATGTCGTCGTCCGCCATCGACTTGAGCCGCTGCACCTCGTGTGCGCGCTCCGTGGCCTCGGGGCCGGTGAACAGCGCCACGAGTTCGGCGTCGTCGCACCCCTCGGTCGCCTTGTACAGGAGGACGACCTTCTCTTGATCCATTTGTACTCCTTGAGAGCTCCTCAGCACCGGCTCTTACCGGCGGACACCCGAAGGTGTTTCGCTCTTGTGGACAGCGCCCCGGGAGGTTGGGGTGGTCGTCCTCCCCCGGGGCGCTGCCGTCTGTGGGTGTTACTTGACCGGCTCGGCGCCAACCGTCCGGCGGGAGCGACGGGCTCGGGGCTTGGGCGCCTCCTCGACCTTCGGCTCCTCAGCGGCCTGCTCGGTGACCTCCGCCTTGACCTCGACCTCGGCGGCGACGGGCGCCTCTTCGGTCTTGGCCTCGTCCTCGGCGGGCTTGTCCTCCGCCTTGGGCTCCTCGGTGGCCGGAGCCGCCTCGGTGACGACCGCGCTGCTCAGCTTGGCCAGCTCCTTCTCCAGAGCCGCCTTGCGCTTGGCGACACGCTCGGCCTCCTTGGCAGCCGCCGCGTCCTTCTTCGCCTTGAGGGCGGCCTGGTTGTCGTCGCTCGCCTGGAAGTCCATGCGGAAGGCGACGGCCAGCTGGACCGTCTTGAGGTCCGCCTCGACCCCGGTCTGCTCCAGGATCCACTTGGCGAAGCGCTCGTGCAGCTCCGTGGGGGCGGAGGCAGCGCGCTCGGCGAAGGACTTCTTCTTGCTGTTGTTGTCGGTCATGACTTGCTCCTTGGGACTCCTCAGCACCGGCGCTCTACCGGCGGACCATCGGGGCGGCCTTGCGACCGCCCCTAGGTTTCGTCCTGTCTATGTTGTCGTGCTTCTCACGCACCCGCCGGGACCTACCGGCTGCTTGTGCGAGGCGCGTCAGGCAGTCGATTACCTGAGCTTCGGGTTTTGTGGAGGACCCGTTCCTGTCTCCAAGGCTGCATTTGCTGCTACCGACCTCTTGCCTGGCCGCCCTGCTCGGTGCTCGCGGTCTCCGGCTCGGAAGCTTCGTCTCAACCTCGTACTCGGCGCTGCGGCCGTTCCGGGGAGTCGCTTCCTGCCCTCTCGCTTACGAGTAGAACTATGCCCCATATCGGCGCCGGAGGCAACCCCTCGTCTACCTGCGCATTCATCACGTTTGCCCTGGTAGGAGGCTCGCGAAGTTTCTCCATCTTTTTTGGAGAAGTT